GCCCCTAAGCGTGTCACTTCCAATGGAATGATCTAACCACAGCTAACAAACATACGTTCGGTATGTTAGCTTATGATACGCTCTTTAATGCGGGACTCAGCACCTCTTAAACTTGTAGTCTCTATAAATCCGGAACTCTCCGGCAAATTCAAGACTACTTGAATAATAACGTGACTGGAGAGTCCCATGACAAATAAATTTGCCACCCAGGCGACTACCACCTGGTTTGTTTAACGTCATCAATAAGACGTGCACTTATAGAAGTGCGGGTGCATAATATACTAATGGGCATGCAACAAACCCATACAAAGAAAAATCATCTGCAGCAGAAACATAAACTGCTAATTGACCATCTCTACTTGCTGCATTAGTGTTGGTAATGGCAGTAAAAACAGATACTCCTTGAGAATGGTTGAGAGAATTGTCTCCCATACGACAAGGAAAAAATCTGCGTGGAGAATGAAATGGTATTTCAGCATCTGCATGCATTCGCAATCCATCGTTCGTGGTCCCTACAGACATGCCAGACATGCCGCTGTTTGGCGCGCTGGTAATATATTTCTTAGATCCATCACTGGAGCTAGTAAAAGGAACATATGGATTCTGCCCGAAAACAGCTGTTGTGGAAATTGTGTTTCGTATAACTTTAAGGCGGGTGAAGTTAATTCCTGCCATGGATTCGTCTCTCAATCTCCACCTAATACCACCGCGCCTAGCCAAAAACAATGTGGAAAACCACGTTATGGGAGTCTGATAAACATAGTTATAAGGAACATTGTTTGCCAAATGCATGGCTCCCGGAGCTTTGCCACGATGTAAGGGAAATGCGGAATAGTTTAAGCGATACAGTAATGTAGTAGCTCCCGCCACCAGAGGAAAAGCTATTGACATATAACTTGTATATCGTTTAAGCAAATAACGCAAACTGGTAACTGGATCGCCATAATGAACCATGGGCGCCTTGTCTTTTGCACTGATATATTTGCCGAAAACAACATGTGGTTTCAATCTTTTAGCAAAATGTTCCTCTACTTCCAACTGACCACTTTGTGGAAACATCGTATAATTGTCTATGGCGTCAACTGGATCAAACATCTCAAAATCAGGTCCAGCTGAAACAAACATCATAATGTCTGAAATGGTAGATGCGGCATTGGAACAAGTTAACTCATTGACAACAGACAATACCAAATGTCCATTACTGTCCAAAGGATTAAAATTAACTGGAGCAATACCATATATAGAAGCAACGCCATCCAAACCAGGCCGCAACGGTCTCAAGTAGGGAACGTGTGACATGTATCCAACATCAATAATAGCCTCATGTGATTCAGCCAAATCCCATATGTACGTGTAAGCTGTATTATATTCTACTGGGAGACCTGGAGAAGCGGTAACACCGTTGGGATCATACGTAATGCGCAATCGCCCTTTGTGAAAAGCAGAAGCGACGGCAACAAAGCGAAAGCGCAAAGAACCACGCCATTGTCTAAATGCCTGCATGGTGTAAGCAAGAGGCGTCATAGCAATCTGCTGTGCAGCACCAGTTCCTGGACCATTTGCCCAGAATGTTGGATTAACATTAGCATAAAATATATTCAAGTCGGGCAATGCGTTAGAATTCCATTCGAACTTAGTCACATACGATTCACGTTCAACAATAGATGATAACATCATATCGTCCTTGCGTGCCAAGCCCACCACACTGGGGTCAACAGTCACTTCTTGTTTATCGTCAAAGGTCATTTTGTATATGGGATCATGCTGCACGGCGCTAGCCAAATTAGGAGAAATGCGGGGAATCATGTATGAGATGTCAGTAACAACAGCCGGTTTAGAAAATCCTAAAGCTATAGCAATCTGAGCTCCCATATGTAAAATCGACTGCGAAGCCAAAGCATATGGTCTAATAGAAACTATCCTTGACAAAACACCTGCAACATCGGACAAAACCGCTAATGGTTTAGATATTATACCTCTACCATATTCGTCACCCGATTGTGGCACTAGGTTGGGTAAATTGGAACTTGTGGGTGCCCCGAAAACAACGTTTTCTGCCCAACATAGTGCTGTTATTGTAACACCGTCTTGTGCAGTGCTCATACTTCTTAATGGCGACATCTCAGTTAATGCTATGAACCCTGTCGTTAGATGTTCACCTAAAGCAGTGCTAAAAGCGTTATAATGGTGAACATAAGGTAATCTAAGACAACCCCCTTCACAAGATGTAGGGTTCAAAAAGACGTGTGGTGGTTGCGATAATATGACTCTAGATGGTATCATGTTAACCAACGTTGCAGGAGTTAACAATGTGTCATTAGAAACATTACTAACTGCAGTAGCCATCCATCTACCGTAATGCATAGGCGTTCCATTAATCATAAAGCGAAAACACAAATCACACTTAAGGTTACGATAATTATTAATTCTGTTCATCACTCGTTTGTTATTAAAAAATGTGCTAGGATTAATAAATAAAGGGGCTGTGGGTGCAGCGGCGCCAACAGTAACAATCTGTGAAAAAACTTTAATAGGCCTCGATAAAAACTTAGAAATGGACACCTCATCCGTATCAACGTTGTAATGAGTATTGTCCATGTCCTGGTCATAGGAAGCCTCTTCATGATGAAAATCGTCTATGAATGTGGTTAAAACCTGAGTTTTATTTTGAGAAACCTCTTCTAATATACCTGACTGTGGAAATAAATTCACCGATCGAGCGTCCAAACCTAAACTACGATTTTGTTGGTTAGGTCTTTCTGGTCTATTAGGTCTTATGGGAATAGGTGTCTCAATCGTTGCTTGCGGAGTTGGCGGTACTTTGGTTCGCAATGCATCTGCCAATATAACAGCAGAAGCATACCAATCTGAAGATGGAAATGGCAATGAATAATCTCCCTTCTCAAAAAAAGTATAATACTCATTGCGATTTTTAAGTACAAGTTCCATAGCTTCCACTATGAGAGATCCATCAGCGTAATAAAAAGTTTCTGGAACTGCCAATCCTGCATAATAGCCACCTTCGGGAAAAATGCCCGAGTGTGGTGTTAGCGGAGAAATATCACAGTTATCATCAAGATGGTGCCTATTGACATCAGCAAAATAATCGCTGCGAGGAGAACATAAACCACACGAAACTGTGTCCCAATGTTGTATTGCAGATCCAAGACATGCAATTCCATTGAATTGCGGATGTCGGTGGTATGCATAACAAACATCAGGGGGTAGTTCGCGGATCCTCCGTTCTGATTCTGACAAAAGCGATAAAGGCGGGCTATCCGGCCCTTCCAGTGGGGTTAAACTGGCTGTATACCCCTGTTTTTCGTACAATCTTGACTTCGTGCTTGTACTTGCACCTTGTTTAGTTTTCGTGAAACTACATACAACCTGGAGAACGTTTCAACCCTCCGGGAGGTTCAGCATTCAATGTCGTCTCCCACACAAGCCTATGATTTTGCTGACACACAAAACCATGGTAACCAATGTGTGGTTCATTCTTAACGTTGTTCAACAGCCATGCTGCAATTCTGTCGTCAAACGTCAAATGGTTCGTCCTCACGAAACGGTGGAATTTTCTGGTTTCCACGAACCGGTTAACACGATCACGAAAGTCTTCATATTTTGTTCTTCCGTGTGCAACATATTCCAACATAGCACCATCGAGCAAATCACCGAAAAGTTCCTCTTCCGTCATGTGTGATACAGGTATGCCACACGACAATGATTTAAAGATACTAGATTCCGACAATGCACCAAGGCGTCGTTGAAGCTCTGGTATATATACAGTTTGGCGTTTTAGAAAATCAACTTCACTAACATGATAAAATAAATCATGATCGCCCTCTTTAGTTGGAGGGGTGTATAATATTCCATATTGATTTAACCAATAAGCTTTTATCTGGGCATTATACCAGTCGCATTTAATAGAAACAGTGCCAATATCGTCATCACCATATGTCATCATATGAACATTGTTCCTAAAAGGGGGCGGGGTACCCCCGTGTGCCTGATAATAGGCACACCGAGAATTAAGGCTATTGGCAGTGCTGTTAACGTAAGACGTCAAATTTTGCCCACTTGGGTTTCCTCGTGACATCATTAATATGGCGCCATAGTATTGCACACAAAATAATGATAAATCAGCAACCATCGCTCGCATAATTTGTAACTCTTTCGCGGAATATCCCAAAGAATCTGCTAATTCAATGTATATGCGGTATGAAGCTTGAATTACATTGAGAAACTCCTTCTGATCATAACCTTTGTAGTCGCCAGCAACGCATCTTTCTTCACCATGAAAAGCAACAAATGACATAAATTCCTCCCACTCTACTCCATGACTATTTATTCCTATAGCGCACTCCGATATTAAGGACAACTCTGACAAAAGACGAACAACCGGAAGCCAATATTTGCGAATTAACAATTTAAAAACCGTGCCATTTCCAAAGAAAACTCTTACTTTGTCCTTGCCAAGTTTTACGGGTTCATCCTTAAGATGGGCGACAAAAACATGATAACATCTGCCGCCTCGTGAATATATGTCTTCGGATTTTCTAACATGATGCCATACGGCAGGGTTTATAAAAACTCTATCACCATCAGGGCCCTCAAGATATGCAGAAGTTTTACCTTTCAACGGAAAACCAGCAGCCGTAGAGATTTTAAGTGCATCTAAAAATCGAACCCCAGGAACTCCATTAATATTTTCCTTATCAGTCAAAGGACGAACATGTCTAACAGTACCAAAGCCTAACCTCCGCAACTCACGTTTGATAGGTAACATATAGTCCAACACTGCCCAATTAAGAACATGTGTGGGTGGACCTTTACTAACTGTCGCAAATTCAGTTAAATTTTTTGAAAAATGATACCAACTTGGGGGTTTGTCCATGTTAGGTTTGCCATGTTGAATTGGTATGTTATTATCATTCAAAAATTCTAACCCATACTTCCTATATTGAACTTTTGTTCGATACTTGTGTGTACCTCCATTAGAGCCGAAACAATGAATGTTAGATTCAGGTGGTAAAAAGTTTACAGGGTGTTTAGGTGCTATAGTGTCATCTATGTGTTGCGTAGAAGCATCAGAAAAATGCGTTGAAAAATCTGTGTCATAAACACCTTCTGCAGGTATATCAACAGAACTCCAAATGTTTCTAGACATATCAGAAATCGCAGCTTCAACTTGACTCTTATAAAGGACGCCACTACATCCTCTGTTTGTACCGGTGACTCCACCTAAGTGAAAGCCAGCTATAAACGAGGGTTTAGTATCTGACACCCAAACACTAGTGCACATGCCATTAAAGGTGACGCCCTTTTCTAGATTGTATATATGTCCCAAAAACTGTGATCCTTCCGGGCCAGTGTCTTGAGTTCCATAATTCAAATAGGCTGTGTCAACTATTATATTAGCATCTTTATCCCGGCAAACTAATGTAGCTGGCAATGATCGCATCATGTCGCTTTGTGGAAAATAATCTAACACCTCTTTACGAGGCATACTATTAGCCATATAATATACACACAAATCGGTACCAGGAACATGACGCCATGCTTCTCTAGAGTAAAAAATAACTTGGGTGTGATTATTGGTAATAACTCCCTCAATGCGTGCGGGCTGAGAAACAATAGATATAGTGCTGTCACCATGTTTCTCTAACAACTTAAGAAAATGGTGCGGGACTATGAAATAATTCTGTCTAACAAAGAAGCCATTGACAAATTTCTTTCCAGCTACAACTAAAACAATATTTGACTGTACTTTGTTCTGTAAATCAGTAGGAACGTGCGTGTTGGGAAAACCAGCTACGCGCGTCAAGTGAGGTTTAATCCAAACATTCTTCTTATTTGCATTGGCGTCTAATTCCTCCATACTCAATGGCGCAAGATTGCCCTGTGGTTTGATTTTATCTTTGAGCAAAGCCCAAAAATGCTTAATAATCAATCCAAGGACATATCCCAAAGCAAAAGTAGCCAAGAAAATGTGTCTACCGTCTGTAGTGCACCACCGATAATAACGATTGTACACGGCTCTATACCGAACACTTCTAATGTAAAGAGCTACCCAAGAAACTCCCCATGCCAAAGGGGCTACAACGCTCCCGTAAGCCGGAAGGCAATAAGCAAGAAGAGGTAAACAGTTTCTATAATCTGTTAATGCCGATATGGTTGGTCCCAAACTTGAAATCAGAGACCACCTCGTCATAACGCCAGTCCACCTAAGGAACTCATTACGAACTTCTTCAACATCTATAAACTGAGGGTCTATCTGCTTATGAGGATATTCCTCGGCCATTTTACTACTTAAAAACTCTGGTATAGATTTCATCTGTTTAACTACGTTAACCTGCTCTAAACTGTGCTGCTTAGACATGCGAGTAATAATATCTAAAGCTGTCAAAATGTCAACTGGAATGGCGTCACCTGTAATGCTATCAGGACAAATAGGAACTTTAACAATAGTCGCAGTACCACCAACCGAATCTGGATTACCAGACTTAACAGTCCACATCCTAATATTCCATATATCAGGCATCAATATTTCTTCCTCGCTTGCTCCACATGCACGTAAAGCTTCCTGATGAGCAATAACTTTGTTTTTATCCAACATATAATTCTCAGGATTAATATCAGGATCAATTGCAAACTTTTGCTTAACTTGCAAATTAATCCAAATGTTAAACCTACGCAAAATTGATACGGGCTCATTGGAGTACACTTTCGCGTTCAAACCATCTACGTTAGTTGTGACAATCACGGCTTTAGGGCATAACGGTATTTTACCTTTAGAAGATAAATCAGCCATCACAGGATATGCAGGAACGTTATTAATATATTCAATAATCTTCTCAAGTGGTGACTTCTGTGTAAAATCTGTTTTAGTGTTACACATATCATCTAAAATAATAGCCTCAGTTCCATATGAATAGTTGGAAAAAAATTCATCATTAGGATTTGTAACTTTACGCATTTCAGCCCTAGGATCACCCCCTTGGGCTATAATGCTAACAGTAGAAACCATGCTCGTAAAAGTGGATTTTCCGACAGATGATCCACCATGAATCAACACTCCGAAAGGTGCTTTCCTTAATTCACCACACAACATCAAACGAGTTAGTGTTTGCAACATGGAATCTATTTCTTGCCATTTCCGCTGAATTATCACTGCCTCGTGCGTATTAACACGAGACATAGAAGAATACAATTCTTTGTAATAAGAAATAAGACTAGCTGCTTTCTGCCTAAACTCGACGTCATCAACGAAAGGAGTAACTTCCCATGCCATATCTTGAATCGCAGACCATGATGAAACTATGGAAACATGCAGAGCAGCCATTTCATAAGCTACGTTGTCATCAAACAACAAGGGTCTAAAAGATCGGTGTTTAAAACACAAATACCCAATGCGTGTAAAGTACTGAGCTATCTCCCCTGCCAGATCAAAAATATCTGTTATGGTGGGTTTAGTTCTTTCTAAGGATTTTAAAAATCCATCACGGAACATCTTAACCCCGCAAATAGAAAATTGTAATCCAGCAGTGCGACAACTCGCAAAGGATACAAGCATAGTTAACAACCGAAGGGCCAACTCTGCTGCAGGGGATTTTTGTGCAATCTTGTAAATGTCAAAACTAGAGTTAAACATGGAAATGAAATCATGAAACATGCCATCGTCAGACTGTGCTGCAAAGTTATTATTAACTACGTCTCTGAAGAGGTTGTTAACATAAGGAGAAAGCAAATCAAAACCTAGTGCCCTCAGCGCAGTATACGTTATGGAGGAAAACTGAAGAAAGGACTTGCTCTCTCTAACAGATATTAGATAACAGGTCCATATATCAATGTTACTAGGATTGGGTCGCATAAGTGTCAAAGAACGCTGACAAGTTGCTAAAACATTGACAAATGTTTCAGTTCCAGAAAATCTAGAAACGATCACTCTTTCAAAATAATATTGGCTAAGATAAATGTTATACATATCTTCAGATAAGAAGCGGCGCATAAACCAACTTGGGCAACATTCCAATAAAATAGCTGCTGAAAATCTGTATGCGTACGCAAGACACGATAAAGAACAAATGTAAGCATACACTGACGAACGAGTTCGCTGAACAGGAACGAAAAACTGGCGGGCGAAAGTTGTGACTTCACGCATACCAAAATGAGGCGTCATGACAGCCCTATATGATACATTAGAGCCTTTTCTTGCCCTGCCTTTTGCGTGTAAATTTTTTTTTTCTCGCTTTTCTTTTTTCATCTTCCCAAAACTTCTAAAAGAATGTTTCAGGGATCCAAATTTTGGATCTTCACAAGCTAAACTTGCATTTTCCTCATTAAGAGTTGAGGAACACTCATAAGAATCAAAAGATTCTTCTTGGCACATTTTAAGATTTATTACGGGGGGGCTCGCTGAGCTTCGCAAAAACTTAATTATCATTAAAATAGGTTCGAAAAGGTAATTATGAACGTAAACCTTTGTCTTTCTACTAAGATGTTTTAGGCCGTAAAACTTAAATATAATATCTTTACTCTGTTAAATCACATCGCTATCGATCTTATGCTTGCGCTGCGTAGACAAATTCAAAAACATTGTAAAAATTCTACTAATAATATTAATCAAATACGGTACTTTAAATTGATTCTCAAAATTCAATACTAATAATCCAGTTAAAGGCTGTGCTAAACCATAAAACCTACATAATAGCGTAAAAACAAGCGTGCATAAAATTATAATATTAAATTCAAAAACTTATATTCTTATAATATTTTTTAAAACATCTCCAATACTCATTAATAAAATAGGTTGGGTAATCAAATAATTTTTATAGTCTATTTCAAAAAGAAATGTCGGTCTTATCACTTTAATGTCTTACGACATACAATGGAAATATTTATACTGCCCTATTGGGCGTCGATTTACTGGGTAAATTAAAACCGCCTGGAAAATAGATAATATATACTATAAAACAAAATGTTTAAAGAAGTAACATAATGTGGTTACTATAATGCTAGTCCATAGTATAACATGTATTCAATTGTACATGTTATACTCGAGTCTCCTGGACTCCAAGTCCTTACTTACAAAAATACAATTGAAATTATAATAAAACCATGTACATACAGG